TGTCCGGCAATGCAAAGGTGTCCGGCGATGCAATGGTGTACGGCAATGCAATGGTGTCCGGCAATGCAAAGGTGTACGGCAATGCAGAGGTGTACGGCAATGCAGAGGTGTACGGCAATGCATGGGTGTCCGGCAATGCAAAGGTGTCCGGCAATGCATGGGTGTCCGGCGATGCAAAGGTGTCCGGCGATGCAAAGGTGTCCGGCAATGCAGAGGTGTCCGGCAATGCAATGGTGTCCGGCGATGCAAAGGTGTCCGGCGATGCAATGGTGTCCGGCAATGCATGGGTGTCCGGCGATGCAATGGTGTCCGGCAATGCAAAGGTGTCCGGCGATGCAAAGGTGTCCGGCGATGCAAAGGTGTACGGCGATGCAGATTACACAACTATTCATGGATTTGGTTCTCAATTCCGTACCACTACGTTTTTTAGATGCAAAGATAAAAAGGTCAGAGTTGCATGCGGATGCTTCTTTGGGACTATTCCGGAATTCCGTGAACAGGTTAAAAATACAAGAAAAGGGAAAATTGCAGAAGAGTATCTGATGATTGCTGACCTTATGGAAAAACATTTTGAAAAATAAAGTGCTCCGAAGGAGAGCTGAAACCTCTCGCCTCGGAGCTGTAAACCACTAACCACACTAGCGGATTACAGGATAATCATATCATTTCTTCCTGTATTTCGCAAGAGAACAGGAGGATTTTTTATGAAGAAAACCGAGGATAAAAAAGTGACAAATTTTGAAGAGTTCGAAACTTTCTATGCAGTTGAAGTTGTAAGAGAGGCAAAAAAGCAGACTCACAAATGGTTCTGCGCATGGATTGTAACCATGATTGCATTAATTCTTTCAAACGCTGCATGGATGTTTATTAAGTAAGAAAGGAGGAAAGACTGTGGCAATCAGATATACCACAGAGCAAAAGAAATACATCCTTTTAAAAGGCAATATTGCAAAAAGGATGGAGGCCGAGCGAGTAAGTGATGCACAGATGGCAGCAATTACCGGAATGGCAGAAAACACTTTCCGTAAAAAGCGAAATAAGCCAGAAACATTCACGTATCCGGAACTGCGGCATATTTTTATTCGATTGAACTTCCCTAACGAGGAAATATTGGAGGCTTTGACATGAAAGATTGGATAGACTCCATTCTGATTGGAGGGATAGCAACGTATCTTCCGTTCTGGACCTGGGACAACAGCCGTGACCAGATCATGGGAGCGTTGGGACTGATCGGAGCTGTGTACATAGCAAGGACGTGGAAAGAATGGACATGCTAGACATGCCAACTAAAAAAGGATCCTCAGAGCTGCAACTCAAATAAGGATCCAAGACAATATATCTCTTCTTCATTGTAGAAGGAAAGAAACCAAAAGTCAATACAAGGAGGAAATTATGAACGAAGAGAAAATCAGAGAAATATTTGATTTGTGTCTGAGAGTTTCAAGTGAAACAACGGCGCATGTGAATTTTGACTATACGGCGTATGACGACATATCCAGAGCTTATATTTATGTATTTAATGATGCAGGGGAGATCGTAAAACATTTTTCATTGTGCCAGTTTTACGACGTTAAGTTTGAATCTCAGAATTATGAAGATGCAAAGAAATGTCTTCTGGAACTGCTTATTAATGGGAGGTGTCCGTTAAATGAATCTTGAAGAATTAAGGCTCCTCCCGAAGTGGGATATGGTTCTTGCAGTGAATATCTTGTTGGAGGAACTGAACAAGCGAAACGCTCCTATTGTTGATTGGGAGAATCCAGATATGTACATGGATCATCTTGAATATCACGCCGCTGATTCCATTCAGAACGGCAAGACGGTTCAAGGCATGGGGGATAAGTCAGACGCAATCTATTGTTTTTTTAAGCAGTTAAAGGAGCCAGTCTATGAACGAAAGAATACAGGAAGTCTTGAGACTGATTGATGTTCAGCTCGCGCTTGTTCCAGATAATCCAATAGAGGAGCAGTATAAGGCAAGGACACTGGCGAGTTATGTGCAGACTTTAAATGGGCTTTTGGCAGCTCAGAAAGTATATAAGGAGGAAACGAATGAGTGAATTTGAAATCCGTATTCCGGCAAGAAAGAAGCAGCCGGCAACTGATAAGGATAACCCGGTCGTGAAAGTATCATCGGGTGCATACAACGCACTGGTCGAAATCTATAACGAATCAACCTTATCAATGAAAGATATTGCAAGCTTGCTGATTATTGAGGGCAGCAAACATGTGGTTTATGACAAGGAGGAATAGAAGTGAATATATATGAGAAGTTAGGCATTATTCAGTCAAAGCTGAAAGCCCCTAAAGGACAGTACAATTCCTTCGGGAAATACAAATACAGGAGCTGTGAGGATATTCTGGAAGCTGTAAAGCCGCTTCTGGCAGAAACAAAAACCGTGTTAAACGTCACAGATCGGATGGAAGTTGTTGGAGACAGAATATATGTCAGAGCAGAAGCTCATCTAAACGACTGTGAAGATACCGGTGAGATTACAACCGTTGCTTATGCAAGGGAAGAAGAGTCTAAGAAAGGCATGGATTCTTCACAGGTGACAGGTGCAGCTTCATCTTATGCCAGAAAATACGCTTTGAATGGGCTGTTCTGTATTGATGATAACAAAGACAGTGATTCTACTAATACAGGTAGTAGTGGGAAAACAGCAGCTAAAAATCCAGAATCAAAAAAACCTGTTGAGATGATTACTTCAGAAAATGTAATGAGCATCCAGAACATCATTGACAAATATCCGAGTTCTAACTTGTTTGAACAGATTAAAACTCGTTTCAAGGTAGACGATGTAAAAGGACTCACAAAAGAAAAAGGGCAAAAATGCCTCAAAATGTTGATTGAGTACGATAAACAGCATAGTGGAAAGGAATAAAAAATGAACAAAGTTATTCTTACAGGACGATTTACAAGAGATCCAGAAGTCAGATATACAAATGATGGAACATCAATTGCAAGATTTTCCGTTGCAGTCAATAGAAGATTTGCAAAAGAGGGTTCTGATCAGAAAGCGGACTTCCTTAATTGTGTTGCACTTGGAAAGTCTGCGGAATTTATCGAAAAATATTTCAGAAAAGGAATGAAAGCAGATTTATCTGGAAGAATCAAGACAGGATCTTATACGAATAAAGACGGCGTGAAGGTATATACAACAGATATCGTTGTCGAGGAAATCGAATTCGGCGAAAGTAAAGGTTCTTCACAGGCACAGACAGCATCGCCTACACCGAATCCAGAAGCCGACCCGGACGGCTTTATGAGCATTCCTGATGGTATCGACGAGGAGATGCCATTTAATTGATACAGATTGATAGCAGAGAACATCAGAAAGTTATTGATGGCATTAAAAAGGCATTTGACGAGGAAGGGGAAAAATGGTTCGTGTCAAAGCTGTATGTGGGTGATTACATGAATTATGATAACCCGCGTTTAGTAGTTGATAGAAAACAGAACCTTGCAGAGTTATGCGGAAATGTATGTCAGCAGCATGAAAGATTCCGATCTGAAATTATCCGGGCGAATGAAGCAGGAATAAAACTTGTCTTCTTATGTGAACACGGGAAAGGGATCGAAAAGCTGGATGATGTTCTCTGGTGGGAGAATCCCAGGGCAAAGAAGCGTGTTAAGAAAAATGGTATTTGGATTGAGCAAGAACAGAAAGTTATGCACGGCGATACGCTGTACAAAATTCTATGCACAATGCAGAGAAAATATGGCGTTGAGTTCCTATTTTGTGACAAGAAAAATACTGGAAAACGAATAATGGAGATTCTGTCGGATGGACAAAGAAACAATTAAACAGCAGAACAGTATGAGAGATGTTCTTTCCAGATACGGAATGATTCCGAACAGAGCTGGCTTTATCAGTTGCCCATTTCATCCCAGTGACCGTACTGCTTCATTGAAAATTTACAAAGACAGCTACTATTGCTTCGGATGTGGCGCGTCAGGAGATATTTTTACTTTCGTTCAGAATATGGATAATTGCGATTTTAAGACAGCCTTTCAGATTCTTGGCGGAACATACCATAAACCTGATTTTTCGTCCAGAATGGCAATATATCACGCTCAGAAGCAAAAAGAAATGAGAGAGAAAGCAGAACAGAAGAAAAAGGTTGAGCTTCAAGAATGCTTGTCGGATATAGATTTCTACAGAGCTATCCTTGTCAGAGTGAAACCATTATCTGACGGATGGTGTGAAGCATGGAACAGGTTGCAACTTGCGCTATATCACCATGGATTCATAACAGGACTGGAAGAAGGTGATTGAAAGTGGAAATGATAAACAAGCTCACGAAGGATTCTATTCTGGACGAAGAAGTGTTTGACGAGATATTCAGCCAGGAAGACGAGATATACAAGGCACGTCTTACGCTGACCCTTCTGGACAGAGCCAAGGAGCTTGGTGTAAAGAAAAAATTCGAAGATTTGCTGAAGGCTTACACAAAAGTACAGAAGCAGATGATCGAGAAAGAGAAAAGTAATAGGACGTTGTCTATGCTGGACCAGTGGACTAATTTCTCTGATTGTGAATATGACAGAATGAAGTGTCTTAACTGGGTGGCGGACGATGATGGAATCAGAATATCGAATACTAATCCAGGATCGCCGGATATCATAGCTTGTTATCACCCTATACTTCCAATAGAGCGAATGAAGAATCTGGAGACTGGAGAAGAACAGATAAAGCTAATCTATAAGAGAAATAATAAATGGTCCGAGGTTATTGTACCGAAAACCATGGTTGCATCATCTACTAAAATCGTTGGCTTGTCTGCGCTTGGAATTTCAGTAACATCTGAGAATGCGAAGTTTCTTGTGCGGTATCTGTCAGATGTCGAGAATGCAAATGACGATTATATCAACATTCAGTATTCATCCAGCAAAATCGGGTGGATCAGGGATTATTTTCTTCCTTATGACAAAGACATTGTATTCGATGGAGATATGCGGTTCCGACAACTGTATGAAAGTATCAGTGTAGGCGGCAGCAGAACAGAATGGTATGAACATGTAAAAAAGGTTCGTGCTACTGGAAGAATAGAGCCGAAAATCATGTTGGCTGCAAGTTTTGCCAGTATTCTGATTAAGCTTGTTGGCGCACTTCCGTTCTTTGTAGACCTCTGGGGAGAAACTGAAGGCGGCAAGACTGTGACGCTTATGTTGGGAGCTTCCGTCTGGGCGAATCCGGGTGAATCTAGGTACATAGGAGATTTCAAGACAACAGATGTGGCTCTGGAAGCAAAGTCTGATATGCTTAACAATCTTCCACTAATTCTGGATGATACTTCCAAGGTATCTGCCAAGATTAGAGATAACTTCGAGGGCATTGTGTATGACTTGTGTTCCGGCAAAGGAAAGAGCCGCTCTAATAAGGAGTTGGGAGTGAACCGGGAGAATCGCTGGCAGAACTGCATTCTGACCAATGGTGAACGTCCGCTTGCAGGATATGTCAGCCAAGGTGGAGCTATCAACCGAATTATTGAGGTCGAGTGTTCTGAAAAGATATTTGATGATCCACAGCTTACCGCAGATACCCTTAAAAAGAACTACGGATATGCAGGAATCGACTTTGTGAACGCAGTCAAGGAAATGTCCATTGATGATATAAAAGCCCTGCAAAAGCACTATCAGGAGCTTATACAGGACGATGACAAGATGCAAAAACAAAGTATATCTATGAGTATCATTCTGGCAGCAGATAAAATCGCAACAGATCAGCTGTTCCATGATGGTCAGTACATTGACATTGAGACGGCTAAGAATCTTCTGACAGAGAAAGAAATGGTATCTGAAAACGAACGTGCTTACTGGTTCGTGCTTGATAAGATTGCCATGAACGGAATTAAATTCGATGATAACCCAGATATAAAAACAGAAAGGTGGGGAATTATCGACAATGATCCGGTAGAGAAAACATCAACTGCAATAATCTATAGCGCAGCGTTTGATGATTTATGCAAAATCGGAAGATTCTCCAGAAAAGCATTTTTGTCATGGGCTGTTAAGAAGGGACTTGTGGAAACCGACAGCAGAGGTTATCCGACCAAAGCAAAGAAACTGGACGGAATTGTCACCAAATGTGTGTTTTTGAAAATTGTAGATGAAATTCCGAAAGGATTCGTGAATTGCAATGATGATTTTGAGATTACAGACGATATTGTGTTTGATTAACAAACAATTCGTTCAAAAGGTAACCGGGTAACCTAGGTAACCTTTGATTCTGCATATATATATTTGAGTATTTATATGCACATATTGAGTATAAAAGTTTCCCTATATGAGAAAGTCAGGGTTACTCGGTTACTCGGTTACCATGCAGTAAAATCAATGGTTTGCGGATTTTTGAACGGTTACGTTTCGGTTACTATCGGTTACTCATAAAGAAGGTGAATAATGAAAGTAGAAGCTAAAGATATTCCGGTCATGCACAAGTTCATGCCAGAGTTTTGGAACGCAATAAAAGAATTTTACAATGTGAAAAACGATGATGAATATTTTGATGCATTACATAAAAAAATCGAGGATTTATATGAAATCTATCCAGACAGTTTGGCAAGGTATCTGTCTTTGGCCTTTTACAAATGGGCTGAGGATGTGTCAACAGGGAAATGCAAAATATAAGAAACATGGAAAAGAATGTCGTATAAGCACAGCAATGGAAGTGCAAGGAGTGGAGTGGCATTGAATGTGCTATGGAGAAGCGCATCAACGAAGTGAATTGAAATGCAAAGGCACAGCCTTGTGAGGAAATGCAAAGGAGTTGCTACGAAAGGTTCTGAAACGATATGCATAGCTACGGCATAGCTGGGCAGCGAAAAGATGGGAAAAGCGGGGCAAAGGCGCTGAACGGAAAAGCTACGGCGTAGAAATGTAATGATTAGATAAGAATAGCTACGAAATGGCGGGGAACAGCAACGATGTGCTACGGAATGAGAAGTTAAGGGACCGCAGAGGAACGGCGGCGATGCGCTGGGCAGGGAATAACCGTGGTGGAATGAGCTAAGGCAGAGAGTAGCACGGCAATGTAAAAAAACTATAAAAATTACAAGGAGAATAGCAGAATGAAAGAATTAAAAGTAAGATTGACATTTTTGGAAGAAATTTTAGGAACAGCAAGCGCAGACCCGGAAATCCACGAAACATTTATTGCTTCGAATGCACCAGACGCACCAACAAGAAAAGAAGAGATTGAAGCAATCGGAATTGAAGAAGTGATTGAGAAATCCATGACCGTATTCCCGAGAGATAACGGTGTACCGATTTACTGGGATTACCAGATTAAGGGCTTTTTCAAAGATGCTTGTGGAATGATGAGAAAGGTAACTGGTTCAAAATCTTCAAAAATTAAGGCTTACAAAAAAGAAATTGACGGTCTAATTTTCGTTGAAGAACGCAAAATTCCAATTCATTTTGAAGGTGAAATAGGAACTTGCCAGAGGCCACTGAGAGGACAAACACCGCAGGGTGAAAGAATTGCACTGGCAAATAGTGAGACAATACCTGCCGGAAGTTGGATTGAGTTCACAATCAAGTGCTTATGCGATAGCCATGAAGCAGCAGTCAGAGAATGGCTTGACTATGGAGAACTGAGAGGCATCGGACAGTGGCGTAATTCAGGTAAGGGCCGCTTCAAATGGGAAGAAATATAAAAGCATGACAGGAGTGATAGAAATGCCATATAACACAGCAAGAAAGTACTATGAGGGTATCCAGACAAGGAAAGACATATATCTGTACATCATAAGATGCTTGAAAGAACATGATTATCCGCCAAGTATTCCAGAAATCGCAGCAGGGCTGAGTATATCTAGCCATACCGTACAGAACCATTTCGGTGAATTGCTGGAAAGTGGCTTACTTGCGACAGACAACCCCGGCACGCCACGAGCGTACCGAGTGACAGGATACAAGTTCAGAAAGGTGAAGGAAAAATGAGTAGCAAATTAAAAGTCAAGAAAAAGACCAGATTTCCTGTTCAGACTTCTAACCAGGCAGCACAGGCATTCGGTCGAGCTATGCAGAACTGTTATAGACAGATAAAAGACGTAGAGCAGCAAGCCTACGAGGATGGATTCACTGTTGGTGAAGATTGGAGCAACACGATCAACACCGTCACAACAATGATGGCTCTGAGACGCTTATATGGCTTTTCCACGAAGCGATTGCTTGATGTGATAAGAACTGCCAATAAGTATGTTGAAATGGCAAATAGAGGTGAAATGAGCGTTCTGAACATGATACAGGACATTGAAAAGAACACAGATGTAAGATTTGACGAGATGAATAAGAATCTGGTTAAGAAGATGGGAGTTTGACAAGGAGCTAAATTAAATGAATAGAATTCGTACTCTGAGGGAAGCGAGCAGTATGTCTCAAAAAGAATTGGCGAGCGCAATAGGAGTGCCACAGTCTTTGGTGAGTTATTGGGAAAGAGAAAAGAGAACTCCATCAGTGGTTAACGCGCAAAAACTTGCTGATTTTTTTGGAGTGGAAATAAAAGATATATTCGTAGAAAAGACTGCACAATAGCGTGCCAGTTGCTTACATGGGCGAAAGGAGAACGAGAATGAAGCAGAAAACACCGGAACAGGAATTAGAGTTGTTAAGAGAAGGCCTATTACATGAGCGCGCTATCTGGGAGCACATCAATGAAAATGGCTGTAATGATCCATTTTGGGCGGATGGATGCAATATGAATCTAACCAGAAATCATATTCTTTCATACAGAAATGAGATTGCAAATTGTTGCGAGGAACATAATCTTCCACTTCCAGAAGAATACTTTCTAAAAGTACCGCCAGAAGTTGACGATGATTATATGGCGAACTTTAACCAGAAAGCCCGTGTAGATAGATTGAAACAGCAGGGTGATACATTAAGCCGGAAGAAAAAGAAGTTTATTGATGATGGACAGATGGAGTTTTGTTGATTAACCATGTAGTTGCTTACATGGGGAAAGTGAGGATGGAAATGAAATTATTTAAAACAGTAGATGAAAAATTAGCGGAAATTGGATTTACAAAAGTTGAAGAAGATAAATACGGATGTGAATATGAGAGAAAAGATAAGAAATATGGATATACACAGATCGTATCTATTTTACATAAAAAATCCGGAAGGCACATCTTACAGTCTTATGATCCAGATTTAGGAGATAGCAAAGGAATCGGAAATACTTGTGTTGGTCTTACGGGGTATGAAATGAAATTGTTTATTAAAAAGATGAAACAATTAAAGATGTATTCAGGTAAGGAGGATACAAAATGTTAATCAGAAGTCAGGATAATAAAACACTGTTTAATTTCACGCAATGCATCAATATTGGAGAGCACGGAAAAGGTGCTGTGATTTATGTTAATAATTTGTATCCGGCAGGCGAGTATTCTACCGCAGAAAAAGCTTTAAAGGTACTGGATATGATTCAGGAAGCCTATGTAAATGGACATATTGATTATCAGATGCCAGCGGACAGTGAGGTGGAAATATGAAAAGATCTGAAACAACAAAATTTCTTAGCAGATTGTTGGAAAAAAGCCGTTTTTCTGGTCCAGGTAAATACTGGGCTAGAGAAGTAAGCCTTGATTATGGCTACGCAGCAGGAAAGGCAAGAAGAGTAGATTACATGCAATTTATTCCGGAAAATCAGTGCTCTATATCAGCAATCGAAAAAGGAATATTTGCATGCTATGAAATCAAAAGTTGCAAAGAGGATATTTACAGCGGAAATGGATTAAATTTTATTGGCGAAAAAAACTACCTTGTGACAACAATGGAGTGCTACAAAGAGATTTTACCTGATTTAAAAAATGGAAAATTTGCCCAACATATACGTGAGAATTTTCCGGAATGTTACGCGGAAATAGGTAACATGGGAGTAATGGTTGCAGTTCCGTATCAGAGAGATGTTGCAGAAGAATTTGAAAGCCCAACACCACTAGGTGAAGATGTGGAGAAATGGAGATTATCAGTTATTTTGAAGTGTGGACACAATGGTTCAAGAAAAAGATCCATGACAGAACTGTTGTTTTGCATGGTAAGAAGCGGGCATTGAGAAAGGATGGAATAATATGATACATATCAAAGAAAGATTAAAGCAGTACGCGGATAAATATTCGGACTGCTACAAATACGCTGGGGTGTATGTCAAAGTTATTCAAGATATGATTGAGCAGCTTCTGGCTGACCTGGAACAGGACGAGAAAGAAAATGGTTGGATTCCAGTCAGTGATAGATTACCGAAAGACGGAACATATATCACTACTTTAGACGGAGAGCTTGTCGGACAGGAAGAACCATTCACGGGAATGTGCGGTATCGAAAAAGGAAAATGGGATGATGAAGACTGTGTTATTGCCTGGATGCCACTTCCAGAACCATATAAGGAGGACGAGCCATGATTACATTCTTATTAGGGCTTACACTTGGAATCATAGTCGGAGTGGTCGGTCTTGTATGCGTAGCGATCATGTACGACAAGCACCATCCAGACAAATAGAAAGGAGAACGGTATGCTGACAAGGAACAAAAAGCTGAAAGACTACGGCATTCCGGCAGAGGACATTGAAAAACTGAATACGATGCTGAAAGACTTCCCGGCAGAGTACGGATACCTGCTTTCCAGTGCTGCCTTGTCAGCTTGCCCGAAAAACACGGTGATAGCGGATATGGTTATTGAGAATATCCTACACCGGAAAAGTTACAGAAAAATCAGCAGAGAAAGATATATTCCGATGAATCCAAAGGACTTTTATGGGTACAGGCGCAAGACCGTCGCTGTACTGTATGAGAGGATGCGGTTGTTGGGAGTATGGGAGGAAAAATAAATGAAAGAATATAAATGTCCAAAGTGCAATAGTAAAAACCTTTTTGTCAAGAAAGTTGGGAATAATACGTGATTGTATTGCGTGGATTGCGGTGCATGGATTAAATGGGTCGGGAAAAATGAGCTGAGAGCGTTTGAATATTTAACTAAGCAGAAACACGTAGACGATGCTAATAGTAAACAAGACGATATTGCAAACATCATTTACGGCACTCTCGATCATATGTATTGCGATAATTGCAGATTCAATAGCGAAATTAAAGAAAGTGATAATGGTGAATGGAACTGTGATGAATGCCACAGAAAATATAATGGATGGGGAGTTTCCATGCAGGAAAGTAATAAAATTGCAAAAGAAATTTTAAAACAGTTAGGAGAATAGAATATGAGCAGACTGATTGATGCAGACGAATTAATCAAATACATTAAAATTTGGGAAATCGGGACAAGTATTAGTTCCGACCAGAAAGAGTTTATTGATTGCATTAACAGACAGCCGACAGCATTTGATGCGGATAAGGCTATTAGCGAATTGGAAAGAGATAAATTCATTGAATCAGAATGTATTTTATCTGATGTGCATCAAGGATACAATGCTGGACTGAGCAGGGCAATCGAAATCGTGAAAGGCGGTGGAGTTGAATGAGAGAAATTCTTTTCAAGGCAAAGCAGATTGATAATGGTGAATGGATAGAAGGAAGCCTCATAGATTTAGACATTGACAGCGGATATTGTTATATTGTTCAGCCGTATAAAAAAGCGAGTATATTGCCAATCATCTTTTTAATAACAGACAGAATGAAATTGGTTGATCCAGAAACCCTCTGCCAGTTCACAGGACTTTGCGACAAGAACGGGAATAAAATTTGGGAAAATGACATTTTGATGGCACACTTGGACGAATCTTACCCGGAAAATGTGACATATGAAACTGTTGAATGGAATGTTGCCGGATGGGTAGGGCGCGAAACTGATAGTATAGGCAGACAATATCTTGATAAATTCGATCTGGAACATTATGAAGTAGTTGGAAACATTTTCGACAATCCAGAGTTGTTACAGGAGGAACACAAATGAGTAAATCAGTATTAGTGATAGATACGCCAAAATATTGTGCTTTATGCGTTTTACGCAGTGGAGTGCTTCACCCGTTCTGTAGAGTAAACAATAGAGATATTACAGATTTGAGTATTAGACCTGAATGGTGTCCATTGAAGCTATTACCGGAGAAGGACACAAAAAACCATTTCCCGGACGAATTTGAAGATGGGTATGCTGCTGGTTGGAATGGTTGTATTGATGAAATTACAGGAGGAAGTTCTGATGATTGATTTAAGAAATACATGTGTTCTGGTTAGAACAAAAGAGGAAAACGAAATGCTTCTTAAAGAAGCTGAAAAACAGGGATTCCAATGGCCTACAAAAAACTATTGCAGACCATTACCAAAACAACATTTTCCAGACATTTTAAAATTTTATGAAGACAAAGATGTTACCCGCGAAGCACATATTGGCACAGACTCAACTTTCTACGAAGCATCAGAACTCCTCGGCACAAAAGAAATGTCTGCAAGAGAGTTTGCTGAACGGATTGCAGATGTAGGCAATTGTTGCGAACGTGAATGTATAGGATGTGTGTTGGACAACAGGAATAATAAGTGCAACACGGATTTGTGCAATATACGTAATTGGAAAAATAATATAGATGAACTCCTTGAAATTGCAAAAGTAGAAAAATGGACAGTTCCTACACCAGAAGAGAAAGCAATTGAAAATATTGAGAAGTTTATCGAGAATCCAGATCGTGCAGCGTTGAATGATGAGTTTGTAGATGCGTTGAAGCTGGCGGTGGAGAAGTTGGAAGAGGTGAAGTAGATGGAGAGATTAACGCTCGAAAGAGCTATTTGTCGTGTAAAAATAGTGGCGAAAAACCAAAGATGGAACAGTAAATATACAAAATTATCACCAATGAATGAAGAACTCAATAAACAACACGAGGCAGATTATATTAAAGATGCAGAAGAACATGAACAGATCGCAGAGTGGCTTGAAGAGCTAAAATCTTACAAAGACTTAGAAGAACAGGGATTGCTTGTGAGGTTGCCGTGTCCTATCGGCACAACTGTATGGGATATATGCGGAATGGACATTCGGGAAAATGTGGTAAGCGGACTTGAATATGACAAAGGCGGTAAATGGTTTTTATGGGTAAATGAGGACGAGTGTCTTGGAGAGTTAAATGTTTTGGTATTCCTCACTCGTGAAGAAGCTGAGAAGAAGTTGGAGGAGATGAAGAATGAATAACAACCCTACACCAGAAATAACCACACAGCTCGCTATATCAGCATTCACAGTACTACATCAATATTGCAGCTCAATCAGTCCACATGACTGCGTCAGATGTGCATTCTATGAGCATTGCCCGGAGTGTTTCATGGGGTGTCCGGGAGATCAGGGCGAGACAATCAGAAAATTACAAAGCAATGAATAAAATCAGAGAGTCGGTATTTACCGGCTCTTTTTTAGTGTAAAATTCCTCAAACATGTACCACAACTTTTCCATCAACATATGATAGAATATACTCAGAAGTGTTACTATGGGGTTTTATAGCTTAATTCAGAAAGGATATGATTGGATGTTGATAGGATGGCAAATGATCAGAATTTAAATAATAGGGCGGCCACACAGTTTCGATCAGGTGAGGAACAGGTGAGAATTGCAAAAAAAGGTGGCATTGCGTCAGGTCAAGCACGTCGTCGAAAGAAAACCCTTTCTGAATTAGCAAAAATGATAGCCGAGAACCCTGCCCCGACTGCTGCAAAAAAGGAACTTGCAAAAATGGGGATTGCTGATGAAGACGCAAATAACATGGCAGTCGTAGCAACTTCTCTGTATAAAAAAGCGGCAGATGGAAATATACAGGCTATCGAAAAATGGGAGCAGCTAACAGCAGCTTCAAAAGACGATGATGAAAAATATGAACTTCCTGCCAGAGTACTTGGCAAGGCATTCGTGGACATTAACCGACAGATTAAGCCTAACATTGAATATGTATTTGAGGGCGGTCGTGGTGGTCTAAAATCGTCGTTTGTAGCTTTTAAAATTGTTGAGCTTATCAAGAATAATCCTCAGATGCACGCCTGCATTACAAGACAGGTGGCCGGTACTCTGAAAGATTCTGTATATGCTAACATGAAATGGGCTATCAACGAACTGGGACTGATGGAAGAATTTGAATGCAAGGTGTCGCCACTTGAGATTAAGTATATTAAGACTGGACAGACAATATACTTCCGTGGTCTGGATGATGAAACCAAGCTAAAATCTATTAAACCGGAGTTTGGATATATCGGAATCCTCTGGAAAGAGGAAAAAGATCAAATGAAGGGAGATGCTCAAGAACGTTCTGTTAATCAGTCAGTACTTCGTGGCGGCGATGAATCCTATGATTTTTCATCATATAACCCGCCAAAATCAAAATCAAACTGGGTAAACAGGATTAAGCTCACACCTAACCCGAAAAGAGTTATTCATCATTCGAGTTATCTGGAAGCCCCGGCGGAGTGGCTCGGACAGAAGTTTATTGACGATGCAGCACATCTGAAAGAAATCAATCCAGAAGCCTATGAACATGAATACCTGGGTGTTCCGAACGGCGACGGTGGAAACGTATTTGAATATCTGGAGATTAGAGATATTACAGATGAAGAAATCAGTCGCATGGATCGTATTTTCGCTGGCGTAGATTTTGGATGGTATCCTGACCAGTTCTGCTATCTCCGAACTTATTACGATTCTGCTAGAGAGAAAATATATCTGATTGACGAATTGTATGTAAATAAATGGAGCAACTCCAAGACCGCTGATTGGATCAAGAAAAAAGGCTATGACGATTATACGATGATATGTGATTCTGCGGAGCCTAAGTCCGTGAATGATTTCCGGGACGCCGGACTTCCTGCCAGAGGGGCAATTAAAGGGCCGGGAAGTATCGAGTATGGTTTTAAATTCTTGCAAACAAAGACACTTGTCATTGACCCAAAACGAACACCGAACGCATATAAGGAAATTACGGAGTATGAGTATGATCGAGACAAAGAGGGAAATGTAATAAGCGGTTATCCTGACGGAAACGATCACGCAATCTCGGCACTTAGGTATGCTTATGAGCCGTTATTTAACAGGAGGGGGTACAGTGCATAAAATGTTAGATAGGTACTTTTCAGATAAAATAAATAAATTCTTAAGCATCGGTTTAAAAATATATGGATCATCTGACATTAACGAAATCTTAAAAGTTGTAGAATATGAAGACATTATTGTGCGAGATACTTCTGTAAGATGGATGGATTTTAAAAGGTAGATTAAATGGGACTTATAACAACACTAAAAAGGTGGTTTAACATGATTTTCAAAAAACAAGCCGAAGAGGACTTTAATATTCAGGCGGCAGAATTTCCAGAAATGGAATCACTGATTAACCGGTGCGCGAACATTTACAGTGGAGTTCCGGAGTGGTTAGATGATAAGAATAATATCAAGACGATCAATTTTGCAAAATCCGTCTGCTCAGAAACAGCCCGGCTCGCAACCCTGGCGATTGGCATTCAGATAGATGGTTCTGCAAGGGCAACATGGTTACAAGAGCAGATCGATAAAGTGTATTTCCAAATCCGGCACTGGGTAGAATATGGCTGTGCTTATGGAACCGTGTTCATTAAGCCGAACGGCGAGAGCCTCGATGTGTTTACTCCGGCAGATGTGATGATTGTGGATTACGATAATCAGGGAATCAAAGGGATTATATTTAAAGATTCGTATACAGTTGGGCGAAAATATTATACACGACTTGAATATCATAGGTTCGTTGAGACTACAATAGATGGCGTGACAACTTATCCGTACTATGTTTCAAACAGGGCTTATGTATCAAAATCTCCTCAAAGCATCGGAGACAAGATTGACCTTAAACAGACCAAATGGGCTGACCTTATGGCAGATACGCCGCCGATTCTTAAGGCGAACGGGGAGAAGTTGGACGGACCTCTGTACGGAGTTCTACGGACACCACAGGCGAATAACGTGGATATTAACGCACCATTGGGTTTGCCAATATTTGCCGAAGCTATCGAAGAGTTAAAAGACCTCGATATTGCATACAGCAGGAACGCCGGAGAGATTTTTGATTCGCAGAAGATTGTCTTGGCAGATGATAGACTGCTGATGCCAAGCGGTACACCTGTAGCAGCCATGTCACCGCAGGGTATGGAGAACAGACGTAATGAGATGAAATTACCGCACTTTGTCAAGAATGTATTCGGGCAGGATGAGAAAGAGTTCTATCAGGAAATCAATCCGATTCTCAACACAGATACTCGTATAAGCGGCATAAATGCCCTTTTAAGCCAGTTGGGATATAAGATTGGATTCTCCAACGGATATTTTGTTTTCAACGAATCTAGCGGCATTCAGACAGCTACAGGAGTAGAAGCGGAACAGCAGAGGACAGTCCAATTCATCAAAGACGTGAGGGATAAGTTAGAGTCTTGCCTAGATGAAGTTATTTACGCATTGAACGTCTACGCTGACCTGTACGGGCTTGCACCGGTTGGGGCTTATGAAGTCAATTACGACTTTGGCGATATTCTGTATGTGCGTGAAAACGACCGTGCTAGATGGTGGCAGTATGTGACAACTGGAAAAGTACCAGCTTGGATGTACTTCGTGAAATTCGAAGGAATGACAGAGGATGAAGCGAAAGCAATGGTCAAAGAAGCCCAGCCAGACGAACCGAAACTGTTTGGAGATGAGTAATTATGTTAAGCCCAGAATATTTACGCCGGATAACAGAGGGCAGTGAACAGATTGCCGAAGAACTGCATCAGTATATCATCTCTGAAATCGTGTCTCGGATGATGGCAAGAATCGGCAGAGGTGAGGATTATATTCTGACCAATGCCGATGCGTGGAGAATCAGAACACTACAGGAATCTGGTGAGCTGCTAGAGGACATTCTGACGGAATTATCCAGATACACCAAACGCGAACAGCAGGAACTTCTTGAAGCGTTTGAAGATGCCGGAATCACTGCAATGAATTATGATGATAAGATATACAAGGCAGCAGGATTAGGCCCTGTACCGCTCGAACAGTCCCCAACTATGATAAGGCTCATGGAGCGGAATATGCTTGCAACCATGGGCGAGTGGAAGAACTTCACGAGAACAACCGCAAGTGCCGCTCAGAGGCTCTATATTGAGCAATGCGACCTTGCCTATAATCATGTAATGACTGGGGCGGTTGGGTATACGCAAGCCATCAAAGAGGCAGTTAATAACGTTGTGAGTGATGGCGTTACGGTCACATATCCATCTGGCAGAAAAGACACGATCGAAACAGCAGTCGCACGTTCTGTCAGAACTGGCGTGGCTCAGGCTACTGGAGATATATCCCTCAAACGCATGGAAGAAATGGGCTGGGATTTAGTTCTGGTCAGTGCTCACATGGGAGCCAGAACAGGTGACGGCGGCGAGAATCCCGGAAATCACTCATGGTGGCAAGGCAAGATATACTCTCGTTCTGGCAAGAGTAAGAAATTTCCACCGTTCTCATTGACCGGATATGGAACGGCAAGTGGACTGTCAGGAGTCAACTGTCGGCATAGCTTTGGAGCCAGTGACGGGGAATTTAATCCTTATGCAGAACTATCAGCACAGGATAAAGCCAACAAAGGCGAACAATACGAAAAAGAGCAAAAGCAACGTACTTACGAACGCAGAATCCGCAAAACGAAGAGAGAGGTCCTTGGACTGCAAGCAGGAGTTGACAATGCACCGAACGAAAAGGCGAAATTCGCATTACAACAAGACCTTGACCGAAAGTCTTATCTTTTGCAGAAACAAAATGCTGCATACAAAGATTACTGCAAGCAGAACGACCTGAGGGAACTGCAAGACCGACTTATGATAGCGAAGTGGAATCGTCAGAACGCCGCAAAAGCCAGAGGAGCGGCAAAACGATATAAGACAGCAAAGGGGATTGACTGATGGACAGATGGGAATATTACAATCCGAATCCTGCTGGGAATCGAGTCGGAGATTGTGCTGTCCGGGCAATATGTAAAGCAACCGACTTTGATTGGGAAACGGTTTTTACCGGATTAATGATACAGGCATGCGCTCTGTCAGATATGCCAAGCGCAAATTATGTCTGGGGAGCGTATCTCTACAAGCATGGATACAGACGCAAACTGATTGAACAATCAGAGCGATATATCTATACAGTCAACGACTTTTGCACAGACCATCCGACAGGTACGTATATCCTCTGCATAGATGGTCATGTGGTGACGGTACAGAACGGCAAATATTACGATACATGGGATAGTGGCAATGAGATCCCAGTATACTACTGGGAAAAGGAGTAGCTAAATGAGCATATCAGAATTTGTACAAGTATTCCTCTCATTTTGCGGAGGAGTGTCTATTGTCGGAGGAGCGGTGGCCGTAATCTTTAAGTGGATTACTCCGGCATTTCGACTCAACAAGCGAGTTGAGACACTGGAAGAACATGATAAGCGAGATTACGAGAGTCTTCAGAGGATTGCGGAACGTGATTCATTGATTCTGGAAGTGCTATCAACCATGCTGGATAGTCAGATTAGTGGGAATAATGTCGAAGAATTAAAAAAAACAAAACAGAAGCTTACAAATTATCTTGCACAGAATCAGCGTTAATTGCATTAATAAGGGGTATGCTCATGAAGTTATATGTATTCACTAAGAAAGATATAGACAGGTTCTTGACAGAGTGTAATTTTACACCGGATGAAGAAAGATTGTTCCGGCTGAGATGTAAGGAATACACTCTTGAATACTGTGCTGAACAGATGAACGTGAGCATGTCCACGGTGAAACGATTGAGCCGCCGGGGAAATAATAAAATAATCAAAGTGTGCTGATACTTTTTAGACACTAATTAGAACCAGAAACGAACTGTTTCCGGTTCTTTTTTTATGCAAAAATATAATCAGAAAGGCGGTGCATAAGATGGCATTATATAACAATCCTTATCAATATAGTTTTGGCATTCCGGGACAGATGAATCAGTTTCAGCAACAACCTGTCCAGATGCCAGCTCAACCAGTACAGCAACCGCAGCAGAATAGCAATGGCATTTTGTGGGTATCTGGCGAAGTAGGCGCAAAATCCTATCTGGTCGCACCCGGCACGAGTGTTTTGCTAATGGACAGTGAGAGTGAAAAATTCTTTATAAAATCCACAGACGTTTCCGGTATGCCGCAACCATTACGGACGTTTGAATACCACGAGGTGGGCTCTCAGATGCCGCCTAAACAGCCTGTTCAGAACATGGACAGTAAGTATGTCACCAGACAGGAATATGACGATTTAAAGGGCAAATATGAAGCTATTATAAACCGATTAAATTCATTTTCTGAACCTGTTAGGGCTAATACCGTGCAGGAGTCAGCAATCAAGGGAGGAAACACAGATGAGTAATCCATTATTTAACGCACTTGGCGGTGGGATACCGCAGGGAAACGGACCAATGCAGATGATACAGCAGTTTATGCAGTTTAAGCAGAATTTTACCTGTGCGCTCCAGAACACCATGAACAACAACACCAGAGACATTATCGACAGCCAGAACGCCGGAACCAGAGCCATTCTGGACTACCTGTGCAACGAGAAGATTTCTTCCCTCCAGGCTGAAAACAATGATCTCAGGCGTGCCGCTTCTCAGGATCGCCAGAGCGCACTGCTCACAACTGCAATGGCTTCTCAGACACAGCAGCTCATTAATGCGATTAATCCAGCACCGATTCCGGCATATCAGGTTCCTAACCCGAACACATATTACGGATGTGGATGCAACACTGGATGTAATTGCTGATAACTTCATATCGGGAGTATCTTTCGATTGATTCGAATGTCGGCTTATGCCGTATTACACAGAGGGGCAGGCTGAGACCTGTCCTTTTGTGATATGAAAGGGGTAAAAATTATGGCAGAATTTACAAATGTAGCTGCTCAGACTGTAGCAGCAAATGGAAACTTAGTATTTTCAAACACAGCAGTTAAGGGTTCTAATTGCATTCAGCACAGAGAGGGAAGTGGAATTATTACACTGAGAGGACTGACTAATCAGTGTAAAGCGAGATTCTTTGTGGATTTTTCCGGTAATATCGCAATTCCAACAGGCGGTACTGTTGAAGCTATTTCTCTGGCTATTGCAATCTCTGGCGAACCGGTTCTTTCTTCTCAGATGATTTCCACACCGGCAGCAGTAGACCAGTACAACAATGTGTCCTCTGGCATCTATATTGATGTGCCTCGCGGATGTTGCGTTAACATCGCAGTAGAGAACACTAGCGATCAGGCTGTTTCTGTTTCGAACGCAAACATTGTTGTGACCAGGGAAGCGTAGGAGGTGCGATTATGAGAGACATTAAAGACTTATGTGCAAGAATCGAAGACGAACTGTCCAAAATCGCTGATAATGGACTGACCACCGGAAATCTGGAAATGACATACAAGCTGATTGATATGTATAAAGATATCAAGAATACGTATTACTGGGACAAGAAAGTGGAATATTACAACACTGTTCTTGATGAGATGCGTAGCGGATACAATGACGATTACAGCGAACGTGGAAGAAAACGTGACAGCATGGGGAGATACAGCTCAAATGATGGCAGAATGATGCCGGATTACGACCGGGGCAGTTCTTATGCCAGACGTGGCGAACATTATGTCAGAGGGCATTACAGCCGTTCTGACGGACGGGATGCTTATGACGACTATATGACTCAGAAACAGAGCTATCGTTCCGGCAAATCTGAGGACTGCAAGAGGAAGATGCTCGCCGCTCTGGAAGAGCACCTTGACGAACTCACAACAGAAATGAGCGATATGTCCAAGGACGCAGAGTGCCGGGAGGAACGCGATCTTGTTAAAAGATACGTGGAAAAACTCCGTGATATGCTCTAATTAGCTAAAACATGTACCACAACTTTTGGAAATGTTTGTGGTACAATGTATTTATGAGGAAGATTCGTAAGTGGTTTCCGCCACTTGACATAGACATTTTTCATTGATTCCTCCTTTCTCGGGTGCGTGTCCTTAATAGAAAATGCAGTGGCCGGATTGTCACATAAGATGCATGAGGTTGAAAAGCGGATGCAATTTCCGACACGTGCCATTACTGTCTATATGACTTGCTCGCTCGCATAGACAGTACGCACCTCCTTGTAAAAGGTAAATGGGCGGACAGACGCCCGAAACAACTCGTGGCAGGCATGACACGTTAAACACCTTGCTAACCCGGGAATCCGGGTTAAGGGCAGGATGGAGAAGTGGAATCTCACAAGGTTCATACCCTTGAGAACGGCGGTTCGAATCCGTCTCCTGCAATTTCAAACATGATTAACTCAGTGCAGATAGATTTTCAGTCTAGCTGAGATACAGGGTTATATAAGATAGAGTAGTTCGGGATACTGGACTATCAACCATCTTTTTAACAGAAGTGATTCTGTTAGAGGAGGAAGAAACTTCCAACACACCTTGTAGTGTATCATCATAAAGAGACCAAAAGCAGAATCCTTGTGGTCGGCGTACAATAGACGCTTGCTGTGCAAGAATAATCCGTTAATGTGAGTGGTGTGAGAGACCACAGACTAAACGGAAATCTCATTAAGCTGATTTGCCTTGAACCTGAGAAATCAGGGTATAACACAAGAAATTCGTTAAAGTAGCGGTATGGCAATTCATAGAAAAAAAAATTTCCTGCTATGAAAACATTTTCTGAAAGAACCGTGAAATTTGTGGGTGACACTCCCATGTGTGCTTTGACCGCGGTAAGAAGCTTAGGGTCGCTCCCGAAAGCTCAGACTTATCGTCACAGTGGCTGAATATGGTTGCAAGTATGGTGAATAAGGAGAAATCCTAATCGTGGTTGAATATGGTGCATTGCTGTAATGGTATCAGAGTAGGTTGCTAACCTATCCAACAGAAATGTTGTACACGTTCGAATCGTGTATGCACCGTTACCCTGCCAGTGGTCTAACTGGCTTAATCCACTTACCTGCGGCGGCAGGTCAATAAACACGACCAGGAGGATATATATGCAGAAACTTATTGACACACTTAAATCATTTGGAATTGAAATCCCGGAGGATAAACAGGCAGATGTGAAAAAGGCACTCTCTGAGCATTATAAAAATGCTAAAGAAGTAGCGAAAACCCTGTTGAAAGTTGAGGGAGAACGTGATGACTGGAAAGAACGTGCTGAAACAGCAGAGGAGACCTTAAAAGGTTTCGACGGTATCGACCCGGCAAATGTTAAAACCGAGTTAGAGACTTGGAAACAGAAAGCGGCAGATGCAGAAAAAGAGTTTAATGCAAAAATCTATGACCGTGATTTCTCAGATGCTTTGAAAGCAGCGCTCGATGATGTTAAGTTTTCCAGTGAAGCTGCAAAGAAATCAGTCATGGCAGACATCAAAGAAGCAGGATTGAAACTGAAAGACGGTAAAATCCTTGGGCTGAACGACCTGATTGAACAGATGAAGCAGTCTGACGCATCCGCTTTTGTAGATGAATCTCAGCAGCAGGCTCAGCAGAATCAGGCAAGATTTACCACTCACGTTGGACAGCAGCAGACACCGGGAAGTATGACCAAAAAAGATATTGAAGCAATCAAAGACCCGTCCGAGAGACAGGCTGCAATTGCTCAGAATATCCAGTTGTTCCAGTGATTTTTTACACCGACTATGCGCCAGAGTATAGTCGCTAACCCAATACCTTAACAATTATGGGTAGAAAGGATTTTTTATATGGCAGCAAAAGCTAATCTTATTATGAGTAATGATATTCATGTCACAGCACGTGAGATTGACTTTGTAACCAGATTCGAAAGGAACTGGCAGCACTTACGTGAAATCCTTGGTATCATGCGTCCAATCAAAAAGACGCCCGGAGCAGTTCTTAAATCAAAATATGCAGAGGGTACATTACAGAACGGAAATGTTGGTGAAGGTGAGGAAATCCCTTACAGCAAATTCGTTATAAAAGAAAAGCCCTATGCAGAAATGACTATCGAGAAATACGCAAAGGCTGTATCTATCGAAGCAATCAAAGATCACGGTTACGAGAACGCTGTTCAGATGACCGATGATGAATTCCTCTTCCAGCTTCAGACCAATGTTACTGAAAGATTTTACAACTATCTGAAAACAGGTACTCTCTCATTCACGGAAACCACTTTCCAGATGGCTCTGGCAATGGCTAAAGGTCGTGTAGAAAACAAATTCAAACAAATGCACAGAAATGTAACTGGCGTTGTTGGGTTTGTAAATATTTTGGACGTGTACGAGTATATCGGAGCAGCTGAGATTTCTATTCAGAACCAGTTCGGCTTCCAGTATGTGAAAGACTTCCTGGGATTCAATACAATCTTCCTGTTATCTGACAGTGAAATTCCGAGAGGAACAGTAATCGCTACACCTGTTGAAAATATCGTTCTGTACTATGTTGACCCGAACGAATCTGATTTTGCAAGAGCGGGTCTTGTATATACTGTATCCGGTGAAACAAATCTGATCGGATTCCATACACAGGGCAATTACCACACAGCAGTGTCTGAATCATTCGCAATCATGGGACTTACCCTCTTTGCAGAATATATTGACGCTGTTGCTGTCGGAACTATCAACGCAACTCAGACACTTGGAACTCTGACTGTAAACTCTGTGGCAGGAAGTAAAAGCGGAGATACAAAAGTGACTGTTACTCCGGCAAAAGTAAGCGCAGGAAATGTGTATAAGTACAAAGTTGCATCATCTGAGACTTCCGTAGACTACGGACAGAATGTGAAGAACTGGACTGCGTGGGATGGAGAAGCTGACATTACCGCAGCAACAGGGCAGGTAATCACAGTGGTTGAGTGCGACAGTACCTATAAAGCACTGAGTGCCGGACACGCAACTGTAACAGCAAAATGATGATCGACTAGGAGGTAACTGGCATGGCTTATGCAGATTATGATTTTTATATAGAGTCGTATTTCGGCTTAGTCGTGCCAGAAAACGACTTTGATAGACTTGCTGGAAGGGCAAGCGATTTTGTAGATACACTGACATTCGATAGGCTTTTAGGAGGACTTCCGACTAATGAACGCGCTAGAAAACGTATTAGAAAGGCGGTCTGTTCATTGGCTGAATTAATGTATCAGATTGAGCTTGCTGAGAAGAATGCTACTAATGCCGCCGTGAGCGGTACGTCAACCGCAATCGGATCCGGTGGTAGCACGACAGGCATTGTAACATCTGTATCATCTGGCAGTGAATCCATCTCTTATGCAACGCCACAGCAGAAAGCATCAGGTGCAAAGGAATGGAGTGCAGTGTATGCCGCCGCCGGAGATGTACAAAAAACGAATGACTTACTTTACGAGACGGCTTTGCCGCTTCTGATGGGAGTAAGGACGGATGATGGAATACCAGTATTGTATGCAGGAGTGTGAATATGAAGTTTAGAAAAAAGCCTGTTATCATTGAAGCATTTAAATATGATGGTGATCTGAAAGACCGGAACGGCTTGTTTTACGTTCCGTTTTGGGCGCAAGAAGCTTATAAAAAAGGCATTATGTATTACGGCGCAGAAACTTGTGATTTACCTCCGTGTGAGCTGTATATCGAAACATTAGAGGGAACACATCATGTTTCTGTTGGAGACTATGTTATCCAGGGTGTAAACGGAGAGCTTTATCCGTGCAAGCCGGATATTTTTGAAAAAACTTATGAGGAGGTGAAAGAGTAATGGAAGCATTATTCGCAAACATGACCGTGATTCTGGCAGTAATCGGGATTCTGGCGTTTTGTGTATCTGTGATTACACAGGTGATTAAAAATGTTGGGTTCCTGTCGAAAATTCCGACAGATGCCTTGGTGCTTGTACTGTCTATCGGAATTACTGTGGCCGCTTTTGTAGCGTATATGCAGTATATCCACATGACAATCTTGTGGTATATGATTTTAGCAGCTATCATGGCTGGGTTTATTGTGGCATTTATTTCCATGTTCGGATGGGAGAAGATTACGGAATTGTGGAAGCGAACGTCCAAGGTTGACGTGGATAAGCTAAAAAATAAATGATTAAGGAGAGGGTATCATGTACGAAAAAACAGTGACGATTTTCAACTATTACGAAAGTGCCACAACAAGAGATGCGTACTGGTATCCTCATGTTTTATCCGGCGTTGACCTCATTACGGACAAGGGAGCAATCCTTAAAAAGTACGGGCCAGACGCAACTGACAACGCGCAGTTACACGTTCGATATACCGTCCAGAACGGCGATATAACCATTGCTGACAGGAATGGTAAGATTCTTCCATGGGTGCCGCCTAAAGAGTGGAAACAACAGATTAACAACGCTCTGGAAGATACTATCACATTCTCGGACGAATCGTTTTTCTGGGAGGGTGAGTGGACTGGTGGAACGGTAACTGATGGTGATTATCGGAGCGGATTCTATCAGTACATGAACGAGAACAAGGATAACGTATTCAAGATTACCAGTGTAGGCGGTCCGTATACACTGATTCCACATTTTGAGATTCTGGGTAAGTAATATGAGTAAGATTCATCATTTTAAAGGATTCTCCGTAGTCGATGGAGATATGAAAATAAAGCTGAATATGAGCAGATTTTCCAAACAGTACCAAGAAGCCCAGTATCTCCTTGATGGAATGGTTATGGATAGCATGATAGAGTTTATGCCAATGATTTCGGGAGATTTTATTGACCGAACAAGAGTCAAAAGTACATCAATGCAAGGGACTGGATTTGTATGTGCGGCTGCTGCTCCTTATGGACGCTTTCTTTATTTTGGAAAAACCATGGTCGACCCTGCGACAGGTAGCACATGGGCAAGACACGATGCGGAAAAGGTTCTTGTGAGCCAGTACTCCGGTAAAACGAATGCAAAAGAAAATCTTCAATATACAAAATCACCGCATACTCAGGCGCAAGCTGAATGGTTCGATGCCGCTAAACGAAAATACGGCAGTACATGGCTTCGCAAGGTAAAAGCACAGGCAGGAGGTGGCAGACATGGCGGATAAACCTATCGGAGTAGATGCAACCGGATATGATATTCTGACAGATGCCATGAAAGCACTTCTGAACCAGTATCCGGGACTATACGACAATGAAATAATCAAGTTTGAAGAACTTGGCAAGGAATCAGGAATTGCGTTCTCAGCAGACAACGGTGCCTTGATTTATTCAGAAAAAGAGGACGTTTGTGGAACAATGCATCAGGTATGCCAGTATCCGTTCTATGTAGTATACCGAACAGCATCCGACAAGGAAAGGCAGAAATTGTCTGTCCAGAAATTCCTTGACAGTCTTGGCAAATGGATATGTCGAGAACCAGTTGTCATAAATGGCTCTGAGACACGTTTAGATGCGTTTCCTGAGCTTTCGCAAGGGCGAGTGATAAAACGTATCACCCGTGGCAACTCCTACGGTACAGAACCACAGGAGAACGGCGTACAGGACTGGTTATTGCCATTGTCAGTACGCTACGAAAACACTTATGAAGTAATATAGCAAGTAACAACCGGCTATCAATTGGAGATAGTCGCTAACCTACACAGCCTTTTAAAAGTTATAGGCAGAAAGGACATTTCTATGGCAGTTACAGGCAGGATTGACCGTAAATATATGGCTCACTATATCGACGCAGGTTCCCTCTGTGGAGGACTGACACCGAAATATGAGCGTCTTGGAAAAGATCTGGAAGAGTATAACATAGATCTCAATCCAGACACCGAAACAACTCAGAATATTCTTGGAGAACCCTCATTTCAGCACAATGGTTACGAAGCCTCATCAGAAGCTGATCCGTTCTATGCAGATACCACATCTGATCTGTTTGGAGCATTGCAGAAGATCGTAGACAACAGATACAAAGACGATAACCTCAAAACAACAGCTGTCGAGGTTCATCTCTGGGTAGAAGCCACAGCAGACAAGTATGAAGCATATCAGCAGGCGTGCTATGTTGTGCCAACCTCCTACGGGGGTAATACATCCGGCTATCAGATTCCGTTTACCGTTAACTATGTTGGCGAACGTGTAAAAGGAAAATTTGATATCAGTTCCGGTACATTCACAGCTGACAGTAAATAAGCACATACACAAGGAGGATATGCTAAATGGCAAAAGTAATTAATACCAAAATTGATGATGGAATTTTTATATTCACGTTTACCAACAACGAAGACGAAGTTTTTTCTTCTTTCAAGCTTAACCCGACTGATATCAATGTAGCAGCACGTGCAGAGGAGCTGACAGAATACTTTGAGCAGCTTAAGGATACTATCCAGAAAGTCACATCTGGTAAAGAAATGGCTGAATTGAACAAACAGATCGAGGATAAAATCAATTACCTGCTCGGATATGAAGCATCAAAAGACCTGTTCAAAGAGCCGATCACAGCAACCACTGTATTCGGCAATGGTCAGGTGTTCGCTTATATCGTTCTGGATAAAATCGCAGAAGCAATCGCACCGGAAATCGAAAAGAGAAAGAAGAAAATGCAGGCAGCAGTCAATAAGTATACGGAGAAGTATACAAAATGACCGCCTATGAGCTTCCCACCTCACTAAACATAAGTGGGGTGGATTTTTCTATCAGGACAGATTTTCGAGCAATCATTGATATTCTCATTGCCATGAATGACCCAGAATTGGACGAACAGGCGAAAACAGTTGTTATGCTACAGATTCTGTTTGAGGACTGGCAGAGCATACCGGCTGAGTGCCTGGACGAAGCTTGTCAGAAAGCATCGGAGTTCATCGACTGCGGACAGTTGGACGATAACCCGAACCACCCAAAACCCCGTTTGATGGACTGGGAACAGGATGGAGACATGATCGTGCCGGCTGTAAACAAGGTTGCCGGTAAAGAAATCAGATCCGTACCATATATGCACTGGTGGACGTTCTTCGGGTACTTCATGGAATCCGGTGAATGTCTGTTCAACACGGTTGTTGGAATCCGGTCGAAAAAGGTGAAAGGTGAACGTCTGGATAAATGGGAAAAGAAATTCTATCAGGAAAACAAGAACATTATTGATATAAAAACACGTCTCAGCGAAGAAGAGCAAGCTTATAAAGATAAGCTGAATGAGATGTTGAACCTCAAATAGTTAGGAGGTGGACGTATGGCTGCTGATGGCTCAGTCATTATTGATACCAGAATGGATACAACCGGTGTCCGAAATGGCGTATCAGCTATAAAACAGTCATTTAACGGCCTTGGGAGTGCTGTAAAAAAAATCGGTCTGCTGATTGGTGGGGCTTTTGCAGTTGGTAAATTGGTACAGTTTGGAAAAGAGTGCGTGGAACTTGGCTCTGACCTCGCAGAAGTGCAGAACGTGGTCGATGTTACATTTACCACCATGTCGGATAAGGTGAACGAATTCGCAAAGAATGCCATGACCTCAGCCGGACTGTCAGAAACCATGGCAAAAAGGTATGTCGGTACGTTCGGAGCAATGTCTAAGTCGTTCGGATTCTCAGAAGCACAGGCTTACGACATGTCAACGGCTCTAACACAGTTGACTGGTGACGTAGCATCATTCTATAACATCAGTCAGGACTTGGCTTATATTAAGCTGAAATCAGTGTTTACGGGCGAAACGGAAACACTCAAGGACCTCGGCGTGGTAATGACCCAGTCGGCACTTGACCAATATGCACTTGCAAATGGCTACGGCAAGACCACATCTGCAATGACTGAACAGGAGAAAGTTGCTCTCCGCTTTGCTTTTGTGCAGGAACAGTTATCAGCCGCATCTGGTGACTTCATTCGTACTTCTGACAGCTGGGCGAACCAGGTGCGAGTGATGCAGTTGCAGTTGCAGTCCCTCAAGGCAACAGTCGGACAAGGGCTGATTAATATTTTTACACCTGTTCTGAAAGTAATCAATATTCTTCTCGGCAAACTGGCGACTCTGGCAAACGCATTTAAGTCATTCACGGAGCTTATTACTGGCAAGAAATCTTCCGGTCAAACGAGCGGAAGTGGAGCGGGTCTTGCCGGAACAGACGCGATCGCAGATACAGCGGACCAGTATGGACAGGCGGCAGATAATGCAGAGAAACTGGCAGATGCCACGAACGACAATGCAAAAGCAACAAAAAAAGCGAATAAGGAAACCAAAAACTATCTTTCGTCACTTGATGAAGTTCACAAAGTCACATCTACTGGCAGCAATTCATCTTCCACACCATCTTCATCTGGTGGAAGTGGTGGAGCAGGTAACAGTGGCCTTCCGAGTTCAGTTGGTAATGTGGACTACGGCAATCTCGCAGAAGGCGAAACCGCACTTGACAAGATTAGCGATTCCGCAAAGAAACTTGCTGACCTGCTCAAGAAACTCTGGAAACCATTCCAGGACGCATGGAAAAAAGAGGGTAAGAATACCATTAATGCAGCAAAAGTCGCACTTGATGGACTCAAAAAGCTCGCTGTAAGTGTAGGTAAAAGCCTTGTAGAGGTCTGGACAAATGGCACAGGCACAACGATGCTTACGACCATGCTGAGGATTGCTCAGAACGTGCTTAAAACTATCGGGAATATTGCATCCGGTTTTGCGGATGCGTGGAATAAGAACAATGTTGGAACGCAGATCATACAGAACATTGCAGACGCCCTTGTGGTGGTTATGCAGTTTGTTGAAAAAATCGCAGAGGATACAGCAACATGGGCGGCGAACTTGAACTTTTATCCGTTACTAGAATCCATCAGTAACCTGACCAGTACCTTTGCGCCAATTCTGGAATCTATCGGAAATGTTCTTGAATGGATTTATAACAATATTGTTCTCCCAATGCTGAAATGGCTGATTGAAACAGGAATTCCGACAGTGATTAACCTAGTGTCTGATTTGGCTGGATTCTTTGCAGATCATCAATCAATCATTGAAGCATTTGGCGCAGCTCTGATCGGAGCATTTGCGGCAGCGAAGATTGCAGGCTTAGCTTCGAGAATCGCAGGAAGTATAACGACAGTAGCAAGTTTCATTAAGGGTCTTATTGCACTCATGACCGGCTCTGGCGGCATTATTGGTGGAATCAAAGCCATTGCGACAGCTGTCGGACCGGGCGGAATTTTTATAGCAGCAGTAACAGCTTGCATTGCGATTGGTGTATTGCTGTACAAAAACTGGGACAAAATAAAAGAAGTTGCAGGTGCGGTATGGAGTTGGATTAAAGACAAAACCATAGCTTTCGTTGATGGAATAAAATCCAAACTAAGTGATTTGGCAGAAAAGATTGTTTCTATTTGGAATGGTATCAAATCAAGTGCAAAAGAAAAGTGGAGCGCTATATGGTCCACTATAAAAGAAGTTGTAAAGATGATAGTTGATGGAATCGTTGATAAATTCAAAAGTGCAAGAGACAAGGTTGTTGATACGTTCGAGGGTATTAAAAACAAAGTTAAAGAGATATTCAATAAAGTTATCGGTATCGTAAATGGCGCAATCGGTACGGTGAACGGCGCGATCAGTGGAATTGAATCTGCAATGTCATTTGGTCCGTGGGAAGTGCCTACACCATTCGGCTCTAAGACGATCGGATTTAGCGCAAGCTTTCCAAGAGTACCGACTATTCCATATCTGGCAAAAGGTGCAGTTATTCCACCAAGAAGCGAATTTCTGGCTGTCCTTGGAGACCAGAAACAGGGTAATAACATTGAAGCACCAGAAGCACTGATCAGAAAAATTGTTCGTGAGGAAACTGGTGGACAGCAGAGTGGTGGAAATTATCGTTTTACTGCTCAGATTAACCGAAGAACAGTATTTGATGAAATTATCGAAGAAGCAAAGTTAAGACGTGATACAAGCGGTAGAAACCCGTTTGAACTGGCATAGGAGGTGGAAGCGTGGCAACTATTCCAAAAGGCATAACAGAACGATACAAGATGAATGGGGCTTCCATCTATCAGCCAGATAAAGATATGGGATATAACCTCGAAACAACTTATTCAGAAGGTAGTAACCGTACGCAGTTCGGAAAAGCGTTGTTAACTCCATTGTTTACAGTCGAACAGTATAGCTATGAAGCATCAAACGTTCCAGTTATAGAAGCAAACAAAATTCTCAAAATTATCGCAAAAGGAAAAACTTTCAATTTGTACCATTGGTCGCTTTATCACATGGCATGGAGAACCGACCCATTTTATGTTGGAAAAGCAAGCCTAACTATTGGAGAAATATCTCCAGACTTAAAATTTGTATCAAAAATATCTTTTAACATGCAGGGGGTGAATCCACTTGATTAATGTATCTGATGCGTTCAAACAAAAACTACAGGACGGAGAAAGAGTCTGGCAGGAAGTGGAAATCACCTTTCCTGACGGAACTGTAAAAACAGTCAAAAATGAAATCATGGGCGAAAACTGCACCTTTTCCGATTGTGCAGAAAGTAGCAGCTTTCCGATTGGCTGCGTTGTTTGTAAATCCATGACATTGGAGTTGGACAACACTTCCGACCAGTGGAAAAACTATAATTTCTACATGGCAAAAGTTCATGCGTATCTTAAAATGCAGACCTCTGTAGCAAGTTCGGCTACAACAGATGAATTGCTGGATGAAAACTATGAGCCAATTCTTGACCAGAGTGGCGGTGCGATTCTGGGAACAAAAGCAGCGACAGAAGACAGAGTCGAAACCATTGATAAAGGTATTTATACAATTACGACACCAGAACAATATGGCGAAATCCTTAGTTTTACCGCTTTGGACGATATGTATAAAACGAACGCAACTTATATATCTCATCTGGTTCTGCCACAGTCAATAGAGACTCTTGTTAGAGATGCGTGTGAGACTCTTGGTATTCCGTCAGAAGTCTCCATGGCTCATGGAAATCTGATCGTGTCAGAGATTCCGGAAAACATGACGTTTCGTCAGTTGTTCGGATGGGCAGCAATGCTTGAGACTGCGAACGCTCGCCTGGACATCAGAGGATACTTGCGATTTATCAGATGGGATTTTTCCAATGTACAAGAAGATTACAACGCAGTAGTGGACGATGATGGAAATGTAACATTTAAAGGCGGCGCAAGTATTGACTCAGAAAGTTTTATCAGTCCGACAGGGAACTGGACAATTGATAGTGATGGATTCTTGACACTGATCGAATCAGTAGCTGACACATCCGAAAAGCTCAAAGACTTTTTTACAAGTCCAACCGTTTCTAGTGATGATATTGTGATTACTGGAATCAAGCTAAAAAATAGAGAAAATGAAGCCATGTACGGAAGCACAGGATATGTTCTTGAATTGGAAAACGACCTTGTTGCGGATTCGGACTTGGACACGGTAGCTGCTCAAATCGGTGATTCCATAATTGGAGCTAAATTCCGTAACATGTCGGGAGAACTTGCATATAATCCACTCATTGAGTTTGGAGATATGGCATATACTTACGACCGCAAGTGGAATAGGTATATCACTCCACTGACAGACGTTTCCTGTTTCGTTAATGGAAAGACCACTGTAAAAACTCAAGCCGACGACCCTATCAGAGGGCAGAGCAAGTTCCAGTCAGAATCCACTAAGGCAATCGTAGAGGCAAGACGACTTGTTAAAAAAGAACAATCAGCTAGAGAAAAAGCAGTAAAGAAATTAGAAGAAACCTTAAAAAATTCTTCTGGATTATATGAAACATCAGTCACACAGGAAGATGGCAGTACTATCACATATCTGCATGACAAGCCTACACTCGCAGAATCAAAAAATGTAATTAAATTCACAGCAGAAGCCATTGGCGTATCCAATGATGGTGGTAAAACATATCCTTACGGTTTTTTTCTGACAGGCGATTTGATAGCAAAAATTCTGTACGCACATGGTATCAATGCTGATTATATCGACACAGGTGCACTGACTGTCAGAGATAGCGATGGAAACATAATCTTCCAGGTTGATATGGACACCAAAAAAGTAATCATCAGTGGTGATAATGTTGTAATTGGTGGTAGTTCTTTGCCGGATAAACTGACAAAAATGGACAACAATATTGCATCTGCCAAGAATATGACATTCCAGCTGTCGAACGATATGCAGACGATCACATCTGACGCAGACGGAAACATTCCGGTATTTCCAACAGTGACAACTACAGCGAAAGTTATGTACGGCTCGTCAGATATCACAAATGATTGTAGCTATACCATTACAAAATCAGACAGTGTAACCGGATCTTGGGATGTAGATACGCATACTTACACTGTCACAGGCTTGAGTGCAGACAATGGATGGATAGACATCAGAGCAACATATCTCAGTAATCTGGCAGTAACAAAAAGATTCACGATTTCTAAGCAGAAAAAGGGCGAAGATGGAAAAGATGGTGAATCTGGTAGAACATACATGGTTGAGCCATCATGTAACGTCTTGAAACGTGGCTCTGACAAGACAATTAGTCCAAACTTTATAACATTTAAAGCGTATTATCGTGACGGAAAATCAGCTACTAGAGTGCCTTATAAAGGCAGATTCGTTGTTGAAGAGACTGCTGACGGAAACACTTGGAATACCATTTATACTAGTTCAACCGATGAGGATACCGTGACACACTATTTGTATTCTATTTTGACAAATGGATCTGGTCAGACAGTAGCAAGTTCTAATGGTTCAACTGTCGGTATTCCGAGAGATGTGACAAATGTTAGATGTAAATTATATGCATCCGGTGGTACTACGACATTGATGGATATGCAGAGCGTGGCGGTCGTTATTGATATAGACAATTTGACGCAGGAGCAAATAGTTAGCATTCTGACTAATGACGGGGCTTGGAAGGGATTATATTATAGCAATGGGCGTCTCTACGTCAGCCTTGATGCTCTTATTGGTGGAACAGTTACCTTGGGCGGCAAAAAGAATGGGAACGGTTATCTGAAAATTAAAGATGCCAGCAATGCTGTTAAAGGATTAATTGATCGCTCTGGATATACTGTATTTACAAGCTACGAAGAAAATTCAAAATATATGAAATATACAGGTGTACAGTTTTCAAGCGATGGAATATTCCCTGTTGATATCAAGAAGTTCTTTGACGATGAAGTAGATATTGAAATTGAAAATAGTGAAAATTGTGGAATCAGTTGGAAGGATAACAGTCTAAACGTATATGCCACAGAGGTATCGGCTGATACCGGTACATTTGGAGATTTAACTGTTACTAATTCTGCATCTTTTGCAAAATCGCCAAAGATAGAAAACATGGAGTATACGACATCATCAAATACTATTTGTTGGGATGGACGTACAGGATACAAACAGCTGATGCTGAAATCTTCATCCTCGAAACGCTATAAAGATATTGGAAACAATATTTCAGAGCAAGAAATTGAAGAATGGTACAATATCGAACCAACGTGGGCGAAATACAAAAAGGGATATCTAGTTAAAGGGGACGAGAATGAAGGAAGATATATCCCGATGTTTATTGCTGAGAATGTAGAAGCATTCTTTCCAGAAGCTACTCGGCATCAAAACGGACTTGTTGAGGACTGGAACGAGCGTATCATGATTCCAGCAATGTTTGCAATGCTAAAAGCACAGAAAAAGAAAATTGACCAACAAGAGAAACTTATTAATAAACTTTGCGAAAAGTTAAATATAGAATGAATTATGAAATGGAGGTACATAAATGTCAGTAAAGCAAGTACAAGCTATTGTAAATGGACAGACTTACACACTTACTTTTAACAGTAATACGGGCAAATATGAAGCTACAGTAACAGCTCCAAATAAGTCCAGTTACAGCCAGAGCGGACATTATTACGGAATAACAATCAAGGCAACGGACGATGCTGGAAACGTGACCACCAAAGATGCAACAGATTCCGCAATCGGTAGTTCCCTGCGATTAACCGTTAAAGAAAAGGTCGCTCCGGTAATTACAGTCACAAATCCAACAGCATCTGCAACACTTGTCAACAACAAGCCAACTATCACATGGACTGTTACAGATGATGATTCTGGTGTTAATCCGTCTACTATCGGTATCACAATCGATTCCGGAAGCAAGATTACTGACGGCATTACAAAGACCGCCGTAACCGGTGGTTACAATTGTTCGTACATACCGAAAACAGCTCTTACCGATGGTTCTCATACCATTAGGTTTGATGCATCCGATTACGATGGCAACGCAGCTACGCAGAAATCTGTAACATTCAAGATCGATACCGTACCGCCGACGTTGAGCGTAGCCTCTCCGTCTGATGGATACGTTACCAACAAGAGCACAATTACTGTAGCAGGTACAACCAATGATGCAACGTCATCTCCTGTTACAGTAATGATCAACGGTACACCTGTAACGGTTGGTAGCAACGGAGCATTCAGCACTACGGTCACATTGTCCGCAGGCTCAAATACAATTACTATCGTTGCAAAAGACAGTGCCGGTAAGAAAACAACCATTACTAGAACTGTCAAGTATGATCCGAACCCACCAAAGATTACAGCCGCAAGCGTAACGCCTAATCCGGTCGATGCAGGCAAAACTTATGTGATCTCTGTCACAGTAACTGATGAATGATGATTACGAGGGTTTACGGCTCGTGTAATGAGTTCGCTATTGAGTTCCAGAGACGAGAGGGATCGGATCTCGAAATCTGGGACGCAATAGTCCCTGCCAATAGAGATGGACAGTATGTCATAGAAATCTATGCAGAAAGTAGTGGTGGCTTGACAGCTTATACCGCCACTGTACTGTTTCTGATATCAGGGCACGAGATTGCTGGAAAGCTCGTTCCGAGAGGATATACGGCAGAATCAGAGAACATCGAGTACAGCTCATTGCTGAATCTGAGCCAGCTGACGGCAGAGCTTGTAAAGCAATGTTTCAGCGGACATAAAACATGCTGAAAGGAGAGAGGACATGGCAATTAGATACGTAGATAGCAATACAATAATGGATTTGGGAGAAAAAATCCGATTTAAAAGTAAAGTAGAGCCGGTATGCGGTGTAGACATCCCTTTTTCCATCATTTCAGCGGATTACGAATTGATTTTCGTTGATACAGATGCTGAAACAGAGACTGTAGAAGATCAAGGAAACTGCAATATCAACGAGCATACGCTAGATGCGTTAATTGAGCCACAAAAAACAGGAATCTATTGTCTGAGATTCATATATAAAATTGCAGATGAAACGTGGGTAGATAATTATAAAATCAAAGTGAAAGGGTGATATGCATGGCAGATGCAAACATTTATATAGCCGGTGCAAGCATAAGCCCTACATCAGTGCAGACAGGGGCGAAATATGCGATTGCTGTTGATGTTCGGAATGTCCAGTATGTATTAGGCACAAGTGATGGATCAGCACTTGCCACTTCTGATGGTTCGATGCTGAGAGTGAAAGAATAGAGGTGATTATATGGCAGAATCATTAAAAACAATATTAATGTCGGCACTGGCTTCGAAAGCAACGCCGGCAGAAAGTGACACATTGATAGTTGGAGAAGGGAATGTATTAAAAAAAATATCGTTCTCACAATTATTTACATACCTGAAAGACAAGCTAGGCATTAATACATTAAACACGAATATAAGTAATTTAATGCAAATATCATCTGATACAATTAAAAACATAGATGTTCCTGCGTCAGGATCTGTAATGATAACATTTACTAAATTCAAACCTAAAAGTGGTTATAATAGGGTTGTTTTAGATCATAGTTTTAATAATTCTTCTAACGGAGGTTCAAATTATTCTGGAATGTTTATATATAACACTACAGGAACAACGGACGGAATACAAGTATTTATTCATAATGTATGGAATAGTAAAGGAAAGGTTAATTTATCATTAACTGTTGCATATATACAATCATATTTCTTTAATTAATGCTAATAAATCCGTCTTTTATATAGTTATTAATAGCATTGATGGTGCTAACTGCGCCTGTAACACTATTTGCACCTATTCCTAACAAAGTCTTTAAATTTACTCCATTTGGAAATGTGGCTAGTAGAGTACCATTAGCAAGGCCATCAGGCCTTGCTAATGGTAAATGAGCAAATACTATATCATTATTGTATATGCAATATGCGCCGCCAAGTTTGTTGTGACTGTTTATGGCATGCCAACGGCAACAGAATAAGGCAAGTAATAGCACTTTAGATGGAATGAGGAATAAAAAAGGCTCAGATCGAGCAGATTGTGAACCAGATAAGCGAGAGAGCAAATCTTGTAAGACAGCTGTATCCTCATCTTATCCGGCATACCACAGCCACAATGTCTCTTGAGCGTGGTATGGATGTTACGGAATTGCAAAAGATGTTAGGACATGAAAAATTAGACACGACTATGATTTATGCGAAGGTATTGCAAGAATCATTGAAATACAGTCACCACAGATACGTGGTGTGAAAGGAGAACATATGGAAATTAAAGGAATTGACGTATCATCGTGGCAAGGGAAGATTGATTGGAATAAGGTTGCAAATTACGGAATGGATTTTGCAATCTTGAGAATTACAGAAGCCGGAAATGTTATTGATGGACAGTTCGAGAACAACTTTGCCGGATGCAATAAATATAAAATTCCAGTAGGAGTATACAAGTATTCCTATGCTTCGACAGTATCCGAAGCCCGGAGTGAAGCCAGAAAGGTTGTTTCCGTACTGAACGGAAGAAAGATTCAGTTTCCAGTATTCCTCGACTTAGAGAATCATAGACAGAGAGTACTTGGAGCTGAAAGTATTCATAATCTGGCAGAAGCATTCAGAGAGATTATTGTTGCTGCTGGTTATAAATTTGCAATCTATTGCAATCTTGACTGGTACATGAATGTGATTTGCAGTCACCTCAAAAAGCATGATTTCTGGATTGCCAGATATCCGGCAAATGATAACGGGACAGTAGTTGAGAGATTACGTCCAAGTTGGGGTGTTGGCTGGCAGTACAGCTCAAAAGCAACGATTCCAGGAATTAATACCAAAGTTGATAGAAATATATTTTATAAAGATTATACAGAAGCAAAGGAGAGTGGAACAATGGCAAAGACAAAAGAACAGATTATCCAGAATGTGAGAAACGATGCAGTAAGCTTTGCGGTAAATATTGCCAATGATAACAGTCATGGATACAGTCAGAGAATTAGGAGTTTATACGAAATTAACATTCCGAAATCTTTTGACTGTAGCTCATTGGCACTTACTGCTTATTACTATGCGTTCCTCAAAAATGGGCTTACCAAACAGGCGCGTTATCTCAAAGAGAATTGCTCTTATACTGGCAATATGCTCAAGATGCTGAATGCCGGATTTGAGGTTGTCGCTAGGAATCAGACCGCACACAAACAGATGATAAAAGGCGACCTGGAACTGGCGGACAATAATCCGAATGGATCCAATAGTCATGTAGCAATGGCGATTGGTAAGAACGACATTGTTCATGCCAGAAGTTCGGAGGGCACAAAAGATACGAAAGATAATTCTGGAAATGAGATCCGTACACAGCCCTGGTACCTGTACAGTCACGGATGGACGCATCGTCTTAGATTTACTGGAAAAGGAATTGATTTTAGTGGACTTACCAATACTACTGGAAGTAAGCCTACCGCAAAACCATCAACTAGCACAAAACCATCAACGACCACATCGAAAGGAGCCGGTTATATGTTTGAGCCAAAATTAGTAAAACTTGGAAGCGAAGGAACTTCTGTCCTGTTGCTTCAAGAGATTTTGATCGCAAGAGGATTTAAAGGAAAAAACGGGAAAGCACTGAGCTTATCCAGAAAAGCAGATGCAAATACCATTTATGCATTAAAACAGTATCAGAAATCCAGAAACGGGGTTCTGAGCGTTGACGGGGAATGCGGAAAGAACACCTGGAAAGATTTGATTGCGATCTAAAAAGTATAAAATTTAAGCCCCTTGGAGGTTACTCCTTGGGGCTGTTTTTTTACATATTGTATCAAATTCGTGTTGCATTTCGTGTTGCATAGTTCTTCTTTTTTATGCCAAAACTGGCAAAATAACATATTTTATGAGCTAATTTGAAATTGCCGAAACCATTGAAAACACTACGTTCTTTGCGAGAACCAGTGAATACAAGATTTTCATAAAAATGCGGATGACAGGACTTGAACCTGCAAGAAAAATCCTAATATACGCTATTTTTCAGCACTTTCTTTTTTTGTGTTGCATTCCGTGTTGCATAGCTTTGAAAAATAATCATTCCCAATTTCATTCATCTCTTTTTCTCGATCAACCAGAACGTGCCGATATACATTTTTTAATGTGGTATCATCCTCCCAACCGCCGCGCTGCATAATATATACATCTGGAATTCCAAGAGTATGCAACTCAGATGCGCAATAATGACGCAAATCATGGAATCGAAAATGATGAATCTGATTGTCATCTAACAGATCTGAAAATCTGTCGGATATTTGCGATGGGTTCAAATTTGTTATTTTCCCATGTATTCCTTTTAATTTATCTGCAACAAAACCTGGATATGAAATGAATCTGTCACCAGCAAAAGATTTTGGTCTTTTGATAACCCAACCATGAGAATCATTCATAACCATAGCATATTCGACATGTACTATGTTCTGCTTGATATGATCAGAATTAAGCGCGCAGATTTCTGACCGCCTCATCGGACCGAACGCTGCCAAAAGAACAGGTATCTCTAATTCACTACCTGCAGTACATTCAATTACCTTTTTGACTTCGGCAGATGTAGGTACATAGATTTTCGGTCTTACCTTTTTAGGTAAGGAAGTTCTTAAGATAAAATCCGAACGATAGGTCTTCAAGACAGTAGAAAGAAAGCCATGCATATTGTACACAGTTTTTGGCGAATGAGTAAGTGCTTCACGATTTATTTCAGCCTGGACATCCTCTTGAGTGATTTCCATTATATTTAATGGCATAAGTTTAGCCATGTCTCTTTTGACAGATCGCTTATATTCTCGAATAGTTCCAGGTGATAAGATACCTGTTCTGCTTTCGATGTATTTATTACAAGCCTCTTTTAATGTCATATCTTCTGTTGGAACATATTGCGCAGTCAATGCTTCACTTTCTTTTTTTGCTGCCCATTCGGCAGCCATTTGCTCACAAATTCGCTTCCCTTTTTTGCTAGGATCTGAGCATGTAAAAGATTTATAAACTCTTTTCTTTTTGATAGTTCCGTCTGATAACGGGATTTCTTCGATGTGACTGAATACCTGACATCTCCATGAGCCAGATGGTAGTTTTTTTGCAGTTGCCATTTCTTTTCCTCCTTATTAACCGAACAAACTTTCTGACTTGTCCGAACACACCGAAGATGATACAATATGGCTTGTCAAACGATACTTTTCACTTCCATATACTTTGCGGAGTGTAAACTTATTTTTCTTTTTCTTTTTTTTAAAAACCGGTTCTCGTTGGTAGCGAGAGCCGGTCTTTTTTAGCATTTATTCTATTTCGTCAATATCAAGAGAATATCCAAGCACTTCTCCGACATCCGTACATTTTCCTTTCAATGTAACAGTGTCACCTTTTGACATAGATGCTATTTTAGCTTTCTGGTCGTCGTTTTTGATGTAACACTGAACTCCAATAATCTCAAAATCTCCATCAGCCATGAGATCAATATATTTTCCGGCTGCATCAATGTTTGTGAGCTTTCCGGTAATCTCAAGGTATTTACCTTTATATTTGTCAGACGCTCCCATAGCGTTATTATTAAGGGCATCCATCATATCATTTACAGATACAGATGTATATTCGATTGACTCAGATTCCTGTTTCTGACTGTCTGAAGCAGTTGCTTCTGTTTGTTTTGTCGTACTATCAGCGGATTTATCTTCGCCTGTGACAGCACCGATAACCACTCCTATGATAAGTATTAATACAACCCATTTTAATATTCCGCTTTTTTGTTTCTTTCTACAATGTGGACATATTTTTGCATCTTTTGGAATGTCCATCTTGCAATGTTTGCACTTCTTGGTTTTTTCTTCGCTCATGCTTTATCTCCCTCCAATGACGTAGTTTTCATATTTTTCTCTTATTTTTGCAAGTTCTCTTTGCCTGATCGGGACGATTGCGCCAGATACCATCGTAAAAAAATGGCTTACTTCGCTTACCTCGTCCATATTAACTATATAGCTCTGGTGGCAGCGCAAAAATCTTCCGTCAAGACTCTTTTCGATATCATTGAGCTTTCCTCGTTCCTTGTGCGATATTCCGCACGTGCAATGGATCATTATGTATTTGTTCTGGCTTTCGATGTATTCAATACGCCGGAATTCAGCTCTGTGAAAGTAATCCTTGTTCTTGATGGTAAGCGTTTTTTCACGGATATTTTCAAGAGTCTGCTCAACAACTGAATACATTCTTCCATGCTCAGATCCTTTAATGATATAATGAACCGGTAGCACATCAAGTGCATCAAATACATATTCTTTGTGTTTTGTCCAAAAAGTGATATTTCCATAGTATCCGATTTTTCTTAATCTTTTGGCAATCTCTATGCCATTTTCTCCGTTGATGGAGACATCAAGAATTATAATGTCATACCATTCACCATCTGAAACATCGTCGATCAAAGGCTTTCCGCTGGTGTAGGTGGTTAATGTATATCCACCATCACCATGCTCTTTTAGATATCGGTCAATGCTATTTTTGAAAATCTCAATTCGTAAATTATCATCGTCACAAATCGCAATTTTCATTCAAATCATTCCCTTATGGGCGTTGTTTTCGCCATTTGCAAAAAAAAGTGTTTAAATATGCTATTTTTATTGTAGCATCGTTAAAGTTGGTTGTAAATAGAAGTTTTTAGGTGATTTGTGAAATGAAAATAATCAAAAATATACTAATTATAATAGGAGCTGTGCTTTTGCTTAATTACATTGTTTATTTACCAATGTGCGTAGACGATTATATCCGCGAAGAGTCAGAAGTGTATTCTGTCCAAAATGCGTACAGATCTTCTACCCTACATAAGAATAGCGCCCATGAAATAAAGCAGACCATGCCGCCGTTTTTATTCGCCCTGCCACTAAACAGAAAAGACTATATCTTTGATTTTACGAATAATTTCTATGCGATCATAAACATATCGGTGTATATCTGGCAGTTTCCAAGGGCAAACATTAGTGATATAATGGTATGAAACGAACGAACGTTCGATTATTTCCACAAACCGGACATATACTGTAATGTAGGTGGTAATTGCAATAGGGAGGGTTGCTTATGGATTATAAGAAAGAGATTATTGAGATGATAGAAAAAGCAGACCATGACCAATTATATACAATATTTAGATTTATAATATCATTTCTAGGACTGAAATAAAGAAAATGGGCAGGAGTTATTTCCTGTCCCCATCTTTTTACTCTTCTTTCTTATCTGCCAAAGCATTGGCAAGTTTCTGGAGAGTTTCCCACTCTGATTCATTTAGATTAGCAAGTATTTCTACTAATCGTATCTTGAAGCTATCTGCTTCTCCATTCAGAACTGAACCAACGAAATCCGCAATCTCGGATTTTCTCTTATTCTGAATGAACATTTCGCCTGTTCCCTCAGTCAACCATTCATAATTGACTTTGAACTCTCGGCAAATGTCTTTGATGGTTCGCTCTGATGGAATTTTGTTCCCCATTTCTATCTGAGCAACAAAGTTTCTACTTATATCCAATCTATCAGCGAATTTCTGCTGCGTCAGTGAAAGAGTTTCCCGAAGTTCCTTGAATCTGTCTTTCAATTTCCTCACCTCCATGCAATTATACTATCACAAAAAGTTTACAAAGTCAACAAAAATATACTTGACATTGTTTACTTAATGTGCTATTGTATGTTTACAAGGTAAACAAAACCTTGAGCGTTTACCACAATCTGATAGAAACAAGGCTTCTATTAAATAAAAAGAAACTGCTAGGGGTCTCGTCCCTAACAGCTCTTTACCAAATTTGTTTACCCTATGTACTTTGCAGGCTGACGCCGCATCTGACGAGACCAAATGCTTCTTGAAGCACCTTGTCACTTTCGCAGTCTTGGTTCTGCAACATGCCTAATCGCTGACAAAACAATCAGAGCCGTCTTTGACCTGTTTTGACTGTCGAGGTATCAGTATGGACGGATTAAAAGCAAAGGGAACAGGCAAATTCAAAAGTTGGGTCATGATAACCACTCCTTTCCTTTGCCAATAGGCATTAACTAGGATAACACAAATAAGTGGTAAACGCAACTAAAAATAAGTAGGGGGTGATTTTTTGGAACGTCTTTACACTTGTGAAGAAATCGCTCAGAGATATAGCGTGAAAGTTCCTACCGTGTGGAGATGGATACGTAATAAACAGCTTCCGGCAATCAATCTGAACGGCTCTGGTTACAGAGTATCAGAAAGCGACTTAGTTGCTTTTGAAGAATCAAAACGCGTAAGAAAGGAGTGAATACATTGTCTGAGAAAGAAAAGAAGATTCTCGAATCAATAACCAAGGCAGTTCCCAATATGTCAGAGTTTGACAAGGGATATTTCCTCGGTGTTGGCGAGACAATTGCCAAGTATAAGAATGCTGATAAGACAGATGATTCTGGCAAGACACAGAAAGAAAGTTCGTAACATGGAGGTGAAAACAGTTGAGCAAATACAAAAGCAAAGTCAAAGAGTCCTTTAGAGAGCTTTGGAAATTTGTTCTGGATTTGCAATATGAGACAGACAAGATTAAAAAAGCTGTTCTGACAGGGGAAAAAGGCGACTTGAAGATGCCTGAAGAAATTCCGAGTGAGCAGGCAGATAACGAATATCTGAAAGAGCAGTTCGGAATATATTCACGATATGTAAAATCGTTATCCATCTGCACACACGTTTTGACAGTTATTTCAATAATTGCTCTAACAATTTCAATAGTGGCTCTGATTGTATAGAAATTGAGAAAAGACCGGTAATCAGTGCAATGATGGACAGAACAGTTGTTATCCAAAATCTGGATATATCTTGAAAATATGCTTTCATGGCAACTTCTCCTGCTTGCGTGATTTCATATTCGTACTCTCGCAATCTTGAGCGCATAAAGCATTTTTTGTTGAAAAGGTATTTGCAGGCATCTACTTCACGCTGATTGATAGGAGTAAATCCACAATTTCTTAAAGCTTTTTTCAATATTTTATATTGATATCTTGTTACCAAATGAGCACCTCCTTTACAGGAGAGTATATCACAAAATCCAAAAAACGAAACAAAGAAACTGTGCATTCACAGTAATTAAGGAGGATAAAGAAAATGAAGAAATTTGAATTAACATCAGAAACCAAAATTAACATTTTCGGAAAGAAACTTTTCCGAATCAAAGCACTCATTTCATTTGCGGATGTAGAAGCCGGAGAAACTGGCGGATGGGTAGAAAAAGAAGGAAATGTAAACCAGTCCGGCAATGCATGGGTGTCCGGCGATGCAATGGTGTCCGGCAATGCAAAGGTG